TTCTCTCCTTATGGTAAGATAACAAAGGGTCCTAACTATCGTCCACCAAACCTGAAAGACTTTGTATGAAGATGAAAGAACATTACACAGATGATTGGGGTGACTTTGAATGGGACAATCTCATCAAAGACAACACGCTAGGTAAGCTATTACGTGAACGTCTAGATGCCGGCATTGTCCCCATTCGATGTGAAACCGATGAACTAAAGAAAATTGCCCCTGTAATGATTGGAAGAAAGACAAATATGAATAAAACAATTGATGAAACCCTTGAGCAACGTGGTAACAACTATGGTGACTACCGTGATGTGGCTTATACAGCACAAGAGCTGAAGCTTGCCTTGCGCCGCACCAAAGGCTGGTTTAACATGGAGCCATACATGCAAGAAAGCCTTGACATGATTTGCAACAAGATGTCACGCATCATGAATGGCAATCCCTATTACGATGATAGCTGGCACGACATTGCAGGCTATGCTACACTGGTGGAAAAACAACTGGAGAAAAAGTGAAGCTCTACCTCGACATTGAGACAACAACCAATCACAAAAAGATTTGGTGTTGTTTCACGTATGATGAAACCAATGGATATGTATGTCACACAAAGCCGGATACACTCACACCCTTAATCGCAAACTCAGAAACAGTGATCGCTCACAACTTGATAGGCTTCGATGGGCCAGTGCTCAAGAAGTGCTGGGGAGTGCTGATACCAGCGAAGAAAGCGAAAGATACCTTGATTTTGTCTCGTCTGTACAATCCAAATATCGAAGGAGGCCACAGCCTGAAAGCATGGGGCGAAAGAGTTGGAGAGAGCAAGATTGACTATGACGAGCGATGGAAAGAGCTTGGCCTAGAAGGTAATTGCTTTGACAACCCAGACCTGCCATTGATGTTTGACTATTGCCAACAAGACGTAGCTGTGTTGGTTAAGGTTGAAAAGCTCATTGACAAGATGCTTGATCAAGAGAAGTTCTCTGAGCAATGCAGGAAGCTTGAGCATGATGTAGCTATCATCTTAAACAAACAACATGAACATGGTTTTAAACTTGACATTCCGAAAGCTCAGGGCTTACTGGCGACTCTATCAGGTAAGATGGTTGATATTGAAAATCAATTACAAACTATCTTCCCTCCTGTCATTGAAGAGATGAAGAAGCCTGAGTATTGGGAAGTACAGATTGATCTAGAGCCTAAAGGAAGAGAGACATTGCGCTTTGCTGCTGAGACAAAGACAATGCTTAAAGAACTTCTTAAACAGAATGGGTATAAAGCTTCTCTTGCTGACAATGCTTATGCTGGTCCTATGAAGACAAAGAGCATTCCTTTCAACCCCGGCTCTCGACAACAGATTGCTGAGAGGTTGCAAGGGCTTGGTGTTAAGTTTTCTAAGACAACAGACAAAGGTTCCATCATTGTTGATGAGAAGGTGTTAGAGAAGATTGATCTACCAGAGGCAAAGGCTTTGCTTGAATATTTGATGTTACAGAAACGTGTAGCACAGGTGTCTAGCTGGCTTGAAGAGGTGAGAGAAGATGGTCGTGTTCATGGCCGTGTAAACACCAATGGGGCCGTAACAGGCCGTATGACGCACAGCAGCCCTAACATGGCTCAAGTGCCTAATTCAGGCTCTGTATATGGTCCTGAATGTCGTGAGCTTTGGACAGTGGACAAAGACAATGTGTTAGTTGGTGCTGATGCTAGTGGCTTAGAGCTGCGTATGCTGGCACATTACATGCAGGATGAAGGATATGTCAGAACAGTATGTGAAGGAAGTAGCAAAGACGGTACAGACGTACACACAGTTAACCAACGAGCTGCTGGACTTGATACACGAGACGCAGCAAAGACATTCATCTACGCCTTCCTCTATGGAGCTGGAGATGCTAAAATTGGAAGCATTGTGGGGGGAAGCTCTAGTGACGGTGCTAAACTTAAGGCTAAGTTCCTATCTCAAACACCGGCCTTAAAGACCCTGCTAGAGAAGGTGGCTGTAGCTGCTCAGGGAGGCTTTGTACGTGGCTTGGATAAGCGTAAGATTTGGGTGAGAAGCCAACACGCTGCTCTTAACAGCCTGCTCCAAGGGGCTGGTGCTATAGTGATGAAACAGAGTCTTGTGTTGTTGGATGAGAAGCTACGCAAGCAGCGTATACCATATGGCTTTTGTGCCAATGTCCATGATGAATGGCAAATTGAAACAAAACCAGAATATGCTGAGACAGTGGGGAAACTTGCTGTACAATCCATTGAAGAGGCCGGCGTGTTGCTTAAACTACGTTGTCCTGTGACAGGTGAATATAACATTGGTAAAACATGGCGTGACACTCATTAAGGAGGATGAATATGGACAATGAAGAACAACTTAGAAAGCTGGCAGAAGAATGTGAAACATCTGTGCACATCTTCGTAAGAGATAATCACCTCTTCTTGGTGCATAGCCCATTCGACAGCGAAGAGGAAGTGTTGCATATTCTCAACAATGCTGTTTCTAATTTAATTTGTCGAGGTGCTCTTGACAAAGCAAGTGGAAATACGTTACAATGATGCTCACTGGCATTCGCAAGTAATCAGCTTGATCCGGCACAGTTGTTGAAAGACAACTAAGCTCCGTATGACGCTATGCCCATAGCATAGAGGGTCTGGAGGGCAGTGTCCCTGTAGTATGGTAAGCAGGATTTTAACTAAACAAAGGAAACTAAAATGACACAAGTAAAACTGGTTGGTAAACTCTTCTGGGCACAGCACATGACTAAGCCTAACACCGAGTTCAACCCTGCTGAGACTCGCTATGAAATCTGCATTGGGGACCTGTCTGACAGCCTCGTTGACCGATTGAAGAACGAGCTTAATGTGAAGGTGAAAGAAAAGAAAGATGACAAGTATGGCCGTGGCAAATACATCATTGTCAAGACTAAGTGGGAAATTAAAGCTGTCGATGCTGAAGGCAATGAAGTTGATCCCTCTTTGATTGGTAATGGCACATTGGCTGAATTGTCTGTTAGCAGCTATTCACACAAGATGACAGCAATGCATGGTAATGCCCCATCATTGATGCACAGTGGTAAATATCCTGCTATCAAGATCAAAGAGCTGGTGGCTCCTAAGACTAAAGAAGAGCTGGAAGCAGCTAAACAAGAAGAAGAGGTGGTCTTGTAATGGATAAAGAAAATACATACTGGTTCTGCCTCTGGACAATGGCAGCTGCTGCTATTCTCTCCTTGTTTGCCCTCTGTGCTTATTCAACCCATCTTGAAAACCAAAAGCTTGTAGAGATGGTGCGACTTGGTGCTGATCCTTTAAAGGCCAAGTGTGCCCTTACAAGCACCCGAGAGCGTGGCTATTGTGATGTGGTGATTAATAAGCCATGACAATTGCTCTCGTTGATGGCGACATGATGTGCTACCGCATAGCATTTGCCTGTAAAGACGAGCCTGAAAGTGTGGCTATCAAGACGATGGCCACCTTTCTTGAAGATGTGTTGATGTCACAGCTTGATTTGGATGAATGGGAAGTGTTCTTAACTGGACACACCAACTTCAGGACAGAGATAGCTGTGACAGCTCCTTATAAGGGCAACCGTAAGGATGTGGATAAACCAATTCATCTACCCCTGCTCAGGGAATACTTAACAACAGCTTGGTCAGCAAAGACAAGCAGCAACGAAGAAGCTGATGATCTCATTGCTATTCGTGCAACAAAGCTAGGCGATAGATCAATCATCGTCTCTTTAGACAAAGACTTCGATCAGGTGCAAGGATGGCATTACAATTTTGTGAAACAGAAAAAGTATTATGTCTCCGCAGAGGAAGGACAGCGTTTCTTCTACAAGCAAATCTTGATGGGGGACAAAGCAGACAACATCGTTGGGATCAGGGGCGTAGGTCCAGTGAAGGCAGAGAAGATGCTTGCAAAAGCTACAACAGAGCAAGAGTTGTATGCTGTTTGCTTGGAGGCTCTGGGAGAAGAAAGAACACTTGAAAATGGAAGGCTTTTATGGCTACGAAGAGAACCAAACCAAATGTGGACACCCCCTCCTATCTCACCTGCTTCTACCTAGCAGGATGTAAGTGGACTGTCTCTTTGAGTAAAGACATTACAGAAATGGGAACATGTAACCCAATGACGTATGAAATTATTATCAAAGAGAACATGACACCACAAGCAATTGAAGCCACCTTCTTTCACGAGTTGGTACATGCAATTAAATTTACAATGGGAGAGACAGGACACGATGAAAAAGAAGTTGAAGGATTCGGAAACCTCCTCCACCAGACGTTTGTACAACTGTGGAGAATGGACGCCGGCGAGGTTTAGAAGCTTCGTAGTGTCTGCTCTTCGTACAGCGACACGGAGGTGGCCTCCTAAATACAAAGCCTTGAAAGAGGCTTATGTAGGCAGGAAGACCAACAAGAAAACAAACAAGCTTGCCATGCACTACCAATGTGCTTGTTGCAAGAAAGAGTTTGTAGCAGCAGACGTACAGATTGACCACATTCAACCTGTTGTCAACCCAAAGACAGGGTTTACATCATGGGAAGAATATATCAATAATATGTTTTGTGAGAAAGACAATCTTCAGGTGTTATGCAAAACCTGTCATTCAGTGAAGACACAGGAAGAGAAACAAGAAAGGAAACTATATGGCCAGACCCAAGGGCAGCAAGAACAGCCCAAAGCAAGAGCAAAGCGAACAACAAGAACAGCCGCCAAAACAATCAAGTGATGGTCTAACCCTCTATGTTGTAAACTACTGGGTTCCCTTCCCTGCTAGTGAATATGGTGGTATGCAAGTTGTCATTGCTCATGACGATGAAGAGTGTTTTAAAATCATCTATGAAGCTGACGAATGGGAACGTAAATACCAGAAGGATGCTGAAGAGCTTATTCGTGCTAGAGTGAAGAAAGCTTCTAGGTTTAAACTTGATGGTGGATATATTCCAGAGATGGTGAGGAGTTTTACAACATGAATTTAAACTTAGTCAAAGAGAATGAGGATGGCAGTGCAGATTTCACGTTGTCCATCTCTCCTCTGGAAGTACAGGCTCTGGTAAATCTAGGGCTTATTGAAGTGTTAAAGAAAGCAATTGAAGAAGGAAAACAGTATGAGCCAAGTGAGCCTTGTGTGGGTAACACCGGAAGCGGAACAAAAGATTGCGTATATGGCCCGTGTGTCAAATCCGGAAAACCAGAACAACCATGCATCTGCGGGGAAACTACTTTCGTACCTTATTAAGAACAAGCATTGGTCGCCTTTTGAGATGGTTAATGTCTGTATGGAAATCAACACCACACGTGACATTGCCCGTCAAATCTTGCGTCATCGAAGCTTCAGCTTTCAGGAGTTTAGCCAACGCTATGCTGTAGCCCAAGGCTTTGAGATGAGTGAGCCTCGCTTGCAGGACCAGAAGAACAGACAAAACAGTATTGAAACTGAAGACCGTTATCTGGCTTATTGGTGGGAAGGCGCTCAAAGACGTGTGTTGCAAGAAGCTCAGTTTATGTATGAAAGTGCATTGGCTAAAGGCATTGCTAAAGAGACAGCCCGTAAGCTGCTCCCAGAAGGCATGACACAAAGCAAGATGTACATGAATGGTACATTGCGTTCATGGCTCCATTTCATTGAAATACGTTGTGATAAAGCAACACAAAAGGAACATCGTGAGGTTGCAGAGCAATGTCGTGATATAATATGGGAACAGTTTCCAGCAATCAAGGAGATGTATGACTGAAGAAGAAATCATTGAAGACATTCTTGATGAATTTAATTTTCAGAAGGTTCATAAAGCAATGGAGCTTTTAGAATGGAAATGGGGGATGCCTCCTGCATATCCTTCTATTGGGGAGCTTCGTAAGACAGCTAGAAGTCTTTTGAAATGTTTAATCCCACATGAAGCAGGTAGTACAGCTACTGGTGGCTTTCATGCCGATAAACGAACAATTGATGGTGATCCTTTTTATAAACTGTCTTTTGTTTTAACATCTTGGGATAATTACGAGTAACACATCTACCCTTAGCTCAGTTGGATAGAGCAACAGTCTTCTAAACTGTAGGTCAGTGGTTCGAATCCACTAGGGTAGGCCAAACAAAGGAAAATATGAAAAAACTTTTACTTCTCTTGTCGATAGTAAGTTGCATTGTCCTCAATGCAGATGCTAAAGGCGGCGCTTCTAGCGGAGGCAGAGGTGGCGGCGGTGGAGGCGGACGTAGCATGTCTTCATCTTCTGTCTCTCGTCCAGCTCCATCTCCTTCTGCAGCACCGGCTCCTCGTCCTAGTCCTGCTCCAGCAGCAGCCCCTAAGACAACTACCACAACAACTACGACTACACATTCTGTGAACACTTCTTCACGTTATGTTTCAGGAGGTGGCGTTGCTTACGGCGGTATGGGCGTTGGTTATGGCTATAGTAACGGCTTGTTAACTGGCATGATTATTGGCAACATGATGCATCCCCATAACACTGTGGTGTATGCTGGTGGTGGTGCTCATAACAACAACGCATTGCTTTATCCAGATGGTCGTGTGGTCAATCAACAAGGACAGCAGGTGGGTACGTATCAGAATGGTCAATTCACTGAGACGCCAAACGGTCCTATAGTGGCACAGCCTATTCCTAAAGATGCCTTAGCACCTGTTCAAAAGGAAAAAACTGTAGGTGATTGGATGCAAGACATTTTATTGTTTACACTACTCATCTTAGCCATTGTTCTTTTCATCATCATTTTGCGAGGTATGTTCTTATGATTAATTTTCTAATTGCTGTAGCACTCATTTTGTTTGTTATTATCCTCATTGTTTCTTTGGTGCGTATTATGAATGAAAACATCTATCTTGATGACGGTTGTGAAGAGACTATCACGACAACAACGACAACTACTACAACAGTTGTAGAAGAAGCTCCTACTATTACAGTTGATCAGCTTCCTCCTCTTGAGCGTAAGTTCAAAGAGAATGGACAGCCTTTTTGTATTGACCCAGCTGATAAGACAGAGTGGATGCTAAA